TCGGCCTGTGTGTATTCTTTAGCCGGGGCTACTGGGACAGTGGGGGTCTGCACGGGGACAGTGGGAGCTTTAGTTGCTTTAGGTGCCGAATCAGGTATTTTAACCTTGCTGCTCTGCGGGGCAGCAGTACTTGCAACAGTTACCTTTTCCGGCGTAACTTCTACAGTACTTCCTTTTGGGGCGGCTGTATTTTTCAAAAATACCTGCATTTCGCTAAGTACTTCGGCTGCGGATCCTTCAAATGTTACTGTCATCATGATTTTCCTCTTTCTGGCAGTTAAGCACTGCCTGCTTAAAATAAGATTCTTTTAATTCAAAGCCCATAGTCCGGCGCCCCATCTGTAAAGCTACGACGGGAACACTGCCGATACCGGCAAACGGATCTAAAACGATGTCGTTCGGATTTGTCCAGAGTTCCAGACAGCGGGCTATTAAATCCAGCTGTAGCGGACAGATATGGCGTTCATCTTTTTCATCTCTGGCGGCTGTCCGGTTCAGCGTGTTGCTTTGCCGGATATCCATCCACACGGGGGACGCATACCGCCGCCATACTTGGTGGCTATAAACAGGTTCGGTGTTATACTTTTCTTTTTTAGCTACTAGATCTGCGTCTGGTTCTGGCCTTACACCTTTTATACCTTCCGGTTCATCATCGCCATAGAATCGGCTAAGCCCATTTTCATGGCTGACCGGTTCCGGATTGTCCCCCGGTAACCGGAAAGTCAATACATAATCCGGCAGCCCCATTCGGCACATCGCGGAGTCCTTGCACAGCTGTTTGTGCATAAGCCCCAGTGCTTTTGTCCGGGTAGCCTCTACCAATGGGTCTTTCCAGACGACGACGCGGCTGTGGTAGATAAAGCCTGCATTTTCAAATTCCCGAATTAGCTCTCCGGGAAAATCCTTAAGCCCGATAACGCCGTCCCTGCTTTTCATTTTCGGGATGTCCATACAGTGTACAGAGACCAGCCGCCCCGGCATAATGACCCGTGCCAGTTCTTTTACTAGAAAAAGAAAATGCTGGTAGAACTGGTCATCTCCGGTGCTGTTGCCCATATCACGGTCGCTGTTGCTATACGTATATAAGCTGCTGAACGGCGGAGAAAATATCGCATAATGTATGCAGTGATCCGGCAAGCCTTTAAGTATTTCTATAGAGTCGCCGTTGTACAGGGATACTCTGTTTGATACATATTGATCAATTACTTTCAAGGGTTACGCCACCTCCATCTCTGCCCATTTTGGTAAAATCATATCGACGCTGGGCTCGTATTTTGCCATAACGCGACAAGTTGCTTTTAGTTCTTCCTTGACGGCCTGCTTTGTCAGTGTAATCATGGCGTCTCGCATTTTACGGCTGTCTGCTTCTTTGCGTTCGATGTTCTCTTTCACGCATCCTTCTTTTGCCGATATGATGATGTACACGTCCACCGCTTTTTTCTGTCCAAATCGCCAGCATCGTCTTACCGCTTGATAAAACTGTTCGTAACTATCTGACAGTCCTACAAAAATGACATTATGGCAGTTTTGCCAGTTCATCCCGAAACCTGCGATGCTCGGTTTCGTGATCAAGCACTTCAGCAGCCCCACGGAAAAGCCTGTCATAGCGTTTACTTTATGCGTAGCCTTATCTGCACCTTTCACTTCTTGTGACAAATTGCACACCCGGTGAAGTTCTTCTGATTCCGCATTGAGGTCGCACCACACAAGCCACTGCTCTGTGCTAGCATTAACAAGTTCTGCGGCTGCGCGGCATCGGGCTTGTAGGGATTCTTTCCGTGCAGATCTGCGCTGCGTCAAAGTTAGTTTTTCGGTTACCGGGGCATCGCCGTCAACGATAATTTCGTGCATGTGAATCTCCGGGAGAGTGTAGCCTTCGTCTTCATAGCCTAAACTTGCTGGGTTATCCAGAACGACTGCCCAGCTGGCCATCCATCGCCAGAAGCTAGCTTCAGCATGTCCTTTGAGCCGCCACTTAGACGTTTCTCCGCTGTCGTGAACGAAGTACATAGACAGCATCTCCGTCCGTGGCATAACCCCTAAGAACTCAGAATGGTTACCAAGTTCCATGAAGTCATTCGGCGCGGGCGTAGCTGTGCATGCTAACCTGTACGGTGTACAGCTGAACGACTCGATCAGCTGAGTTCGGACTTTGCCGGTAAACGATTTCAAGATAGACGACTCATCCAGCACTACACCGGCAAAAACGGACATATCAAAGCGATCCAGTTTTTCGTAATTCGTGATATTGATTCCCGGCATTACGTCTTCTGCTTTTTCGCAAAGATGGACAGGGATCCCAAAGCGCTGCCCTTCGGCTACTGTCTGCGCGGAAACCGCCAGTGGGGCTAAGATTAAAACAGGTTTTCCCGTATGCCGCGTCAACTCATATGCCCACGAAAGCTGCATCAGAGTTTTTCCGAGTCCACAGTCAGCAAATATAGCGGCGCGGCCTTTAGCAAGCGCCCATCGGACGATATCCCGCTGGAAGTCGAACAGGCTGGGATGAAGATCTTCTGCGGGCATTTCGAACCCGTAGCTTTCGGTTATTTGGCTTTTTGAATCAATAAAAGTTTTGTAGTCCATTGTCTTTTCGCTTTCTTTGTAGTATCCTTGAGATGGAAGTTTTTCTTCTTTGACCCTTGACCAGTGGCTGCTGCTCATGGGTCTTTTTCATGTCCGCGCAATCGTCGGGTATACAGTATCCGTAATGCGGGCATCCTGTGCATTCAAACAATATAATCGCCTCCTTTCCTGATTAACGGATCATATCCAACAGCAGGCGGATTTCTCTGCCGACTTTCATCCGCTCAGCAAAAGTTTCTTGCCCGCGGAAATCTTCCCGGTAGTACTCCAGCATTTCCAGAACAACTTCGAGCCGAAGGCTGCTGATTCCTTTTTCTGCTTGGTCTTTATACGGCATGATGATAGATACTTCGCTGTTATCCTCGATCTGGATGTACCCGTGGTCTCTAAGCCGTCGTTTCATAGTGCCTATGGCTCGGTAATCCGTGTCCAGCAGCTCCGCGGCTTCCTGATCTTTAATCGCGGGATTGTCTACGTACAGGTCGTATAATCTGTTTATTTTTGTCTTTTTCATAAATTCTCCTTTCTATATGCGCTGCAGGTCGTTACCGGCGAAAGTGAAAATCGGTAAGCCTTTTACTTTTGCCGCAATATACTCTGCCCGGCATCCCGCTGAGGTTTCCCACCGCCCCGTTAACACGAGAGCGTCACACCGGAGAAGCAAGTTTACGCAGTCGCTGATTGCATCCACCTGATCCGTCATCTCGTAATCCAGATATCCCCAGTTGTGGATTGGCGATACTAAGGTATGCCGGGGCAACAATTTTTGTAGTTTTGACAGATGGATCTCCGCACGGCTGACATTGTCCAAGTCTCCCCCGAAAGGATGCGCCACATACAGCACAATGTATTTATTAATGATTGGTTGCATAATTGGATTCATCTTTTGATATAAACCTCCTTGTACTGCCTTCCGAACTGGATAGCATCTTCGTAAGACTCCATGAAAATATCTATGCAGTTATCTATGCCGCAGCGGTCGTTTACGATGTATTCCACGCCGTCAATAACGACGACTGTACCGAATGGTAGGAAGCTGCAAGCTATCCCACCAACATGGACTGTTTCGCCCGTTGCGGTAATAGTCCCGCAATCGTAAGGCGTATAAGCGCTGCACTCCGCGATGAGCCATTCTGCATGCGCCGCAAGCGGCGCTAACAATGTGAATAAAATAGTTATTAGTCTTCTCCGCATTCATGCATCTCCTCTCTGTAATTCATGTCTTCGACAGCTGCCGTTAGTGTTTCTAAGTGATCCGCTAATGTCTCAAAGAAATCCGTAGCAGCTATCACTTTCTCTTTCTGTTCAACAGAAAGACATCCTTCAAAATCTTTAAAATATCCGCAGAGTATATTTTCTCCGCTGCGCACGATAGAGACTATCCGTTCTAAATCTTCAGTATCGACGTCTCCCCTACAAGCCATCTTTATCTCCTTTCAGCGTTAAAAAATTTTATTCTTTTCTTCTTCTAAGCCGGTTTTTATTCTGTAGCTGATACTGTTAAGAGCAATTTCAAGAGACATCGGTGCGCACTTTTTGACAGCAGCTAAAGTTCTAAGCAATAAATACCAATCATCTTCGGTAAGTGCCACCGAAATAGTTTTCTCATCCATCACTTCATCTCCTTTACTCGAATAACTAACTCCATCCCCGGCTGAACATTGCCCGGGTTACTGATGTGATTTTCTTTCAGTGTGTTGTAGACCACATCCTGAACGTCATCTCTATTGCTTGCGACTTTCGCGCAGGCATCCCAGACGCTCTCGCCGCTTCGGAGTGTCACTTTGTACGGTACCGTCTTTTCCGGCGGCTGTACTGCGTAGCCGGCCAAGAAAACAATTGCCGTAAATGCGATTAAAAACGTACGCATGACAGCTTCCCCACGACTGCGATAATCATCGTGATAAACACGAACAGCCATAGCCAATTCATCATTTTATCTACCATGTTGAATCCTCCTGTTCTTTCGATAAACTCATAATCCACTTCGCCAACTTGTATTCGTAGAAATCCGCTTCTTCTCCCGGCGGTTGATAACTGACTTCGATAACCGACGGAAGATCGTCTGAAACTCTCAAATTTAATCACCTCGCTTTTGCTTTACTGATCCTTTCCGTCTATAATCTGAGACAGAAAGGAGGTATGCTAATATGCCAAACATTTACCATTTCAAGGATTTATCTAAGCCCATGCAGGAACAGCTTTTGCAGTACATCGCTTCGCATTTCAGTAAACGCCGCGCGTATAACAAGGATGTATCGGCTTATGGTCTAAAACAGCGCTTTACCGGACTCGTAAAGTCTAAAGATGAGCACGTTACGTCCCAGTGCTTTAGCGAAGCTATGGAAGCTTGCGGATACAAAGCAAGGCTCTGCGGTAAAAATTTAGGCAAAGAGTCAAATTATGAGTTCAACGTGTATGTGCTAAAACGCCCGCGAGAACTGCATAAATGACACTTTTGGAAAAAGGATTTTCCGGTAACGGTCTATCGAAAGATCCTTTTTTCATGCACAGAGCCACGGCGCCCGGTTTATCTAAGACAGACAGCTGATCGCTACAGCTGTCGCAGTCTTCCGGCGCATAGACCTCTTCAAAATTGGCATTGCGTAGAATTTCCACGAGAGTGGACTTCCCGAGGCCGATGCCGTAGAAGCAGACCGGGATTGAATCGGTTAAGCAAATAGCAAGTATCCTAATTTGTGTCTCGCTAAGCATCGATTCGAGATACTGCCCGAAATCTAATAATTCTTTATCCATTTTCTTCTTCACCTCACTTCTTTTTGATCTTTAGCGCGTATGTTGTTGCTTTTTCTCAACCTCGGGGGTAAAAAAATATACCCCTACTTCGTCGAGCGGAATAAGGAGTTCCTTAGAAATTCTTTGAATATCTGCTCTTGTGAAGTCTCGTTCATTCGACAATTTAAGCGAAAGTGTAGACCTATTCATACCCAAGACTTTTGCGAACTCGCTCTCTGAATTAAATCGAGTTTTTATCAAACCCCTTAATCGTCGGTAGTCGTATTTCATATTTTCGCCTCCTTTCGTTGTGTTTTCTCAACTATACCACACAGGTTTACTTAATGCAACTATTTTTTTCAAAATTGTAAATTTTAGTTGCAGTTATGCAACAAATACCTTATAATTAAATCAAAAGTTTACGTAAGGAGGATTTTCAATGGGTACATTCGCTGATAGGCTTAAGACTTTGCTGATTAATGCAGATATGCGCCCTATAGACTTATCCAATATTACGAAAATAGATAAGTCTTCTATATCCAGATATCTAAAAGGCGATTACATACCGAAGCAGAGGAAATTAACAAAAATAGCACAGGCGTTAAACGTAAACGAAGGCTGGTTACTTACAGGTGTCGAGCAAAAAGGACCTGAATTATCTATAGATCCCCCACCCGGCGCCCATCGCCCGCAATTTAAAAAAGTCCCTATGCTGGGATATGCTGCGGCAGGACAGCCGCTTGAAGATCTCAATCAAGACACGCCGTATTATGATATAGAGAATAAATATGATGTCGACTTCTGCATTACCGTTCGCGGTGACAGTATGATCGACGCAAACATCAACGACGGCGACATAGTTTTTATTAAATCGATGCCCGAAGTGCCAAACGGTAAAATAGCTTGCGTTGAAATAGATAACGAGAAAGTCTGTCTAAAACGTTTTTATAAATCGGGTAAAACGGTGTCTTTGGCTTCAGCTAACAGTAAATATGCACCTATGTTTTTTACCGAAGATACTTGCGAAAGCATAAAAGTATTAGGGTTAGCTGTACTAAGACAGTCCGAGATACATTAATTTTTTATGAGAGAGGAGACTTTTAAAATGACAGTAACAACGTTATTACTATTAAAGGACCTGACGCCGACGCAGAAAAGCTACGTGACGAGTAAGCTCAATACTAAAGAAAAAGAGACGTCTATGGCGTACATCTGCTGGATTTTGTGTGGTATCCATTATTTCTATCTTGGGCAGCCTATCAAGAACATCTTATACTGGATCACTTGCGCCGGTTTTGGGATCTGGGGAATTATTGATTTGTTCCGGATGAAGTCACTTGTTGAAGAATGTAATGAGAAGATAGTGCAAGAATTAATTCAGGAAGCCACTTTGCTTGAAAGTTGATTGTAAAAGGAGTGTTTGCTAATGAGTAGTATTATAGTATTTTTAATTTTATTGTGGATCTACTTTACGTACGTGAAAGAAAAATAGCAGCATAAAAATCCCGCTACCGTACTGCCATACGATAACGGGAGAATGTAATAACCCACCCTGGGCTGATTACTATTATATTATAACATGATCAGCCCATTTCTAAAAAGGAGCTGATTTTTTTTTATGCTTAGAGCCGCTTTATACGCCAGATTTTCATCCGAAAACCAGCGTGAAGAATCTATTCTTGCGCAATTCAGAGACAGTACTGAATACTGCAAAAAGCACAATTACGCTATTGTTGCAAAGTATGCCGATGAAGCAAAATCGGGCACTACGACCATCGGCCGTGAACAGTATAAACTTATGCTAAAAGATGCGCAGAAGGGAAAATTTGATGTCGTAGTATTTCACAAAATAGATCGCAATGCCCGGAATGAGCTTGACTATTACATAACAAAGCATAAGCTGGAAGAGGCAGGTGTAAAATACGCTTACAGTCGTCAGGATATCGACAGCACATCTCCGGAGGGTCAAATGATGGAGTCTATGCTGGTTGGCATGGCCGCTTACTATTCGCGGAATCTTTCAAACGAAATCAAAAAGGGCCTGCGCGAAAACGCAATTCAAGGTAAATGCACAGGTGGTCGTCCACCTTACGGTTTTTCTATTGATGCTAATAAAAAGCTAATCATCAATGAGAACGA